AGTAGCACCAATACCAAGAACAGTAAGATCGTATAAAACTCTTTTTCTTATATCATCATAATCACTGTTTTCTAATAAAACATTTAGCGCTTGTTCTTCAGCTAATTCAACAGCTTGCTTATAATTAAGCTGCATATGTAGTGCTAGCTCTTCTTCTGTGTCTGGTAGTTTATCTTTTTCATTTTCATACAAGTCTACTTCAAACAACTGATTAGCTATATCATTAAAGTTTTTACTACGTATATCACGAAGCATAGACTCCATGTATTCTGTTCTTTTGCTAACTCCTTTTTCATCTTGAGAAAAACAATTTATTTCAAAATTTCTTTGAGCCATACCGTTAACAACAATGTCAACGAACTTTGGTATAATAGGTACAGGCTTCCAGTCTAAGTTTAAATAAGATAAATCACCATTTATAGATAATTCGTTTTTATATTTTTGTATAGATTGTTCACCTCTAGCATATAATCTTAAGTTATGAAAATCATTTTGATAGTTACTATATTTAGAAGTAGTACCAGAAAACCACTCTTGTCTTATTGCTCTTGCAACTTTTAAACCATAGTCTTCACTTATCTTTTCTAAATCGCTAACAGCTTGAGAAGGAAAGTTTATAGAATATTCTTGTCTCATATTTTATTTTTAATTATCTTAGATGAAAATCCAGTGTTATTATATTTTGATATATTAAGGTTTATCTGTTGTTTTTTCTTTTTTGGATTTGGTCGGTATAAATGTCTATTGCAAGCCATTATTGCTAAACCAGAACTTATTGAAGCATCGTGTTTTGTTCTTCTATTTATATCAAACTTAGACCAATCATTAAGTGTATTATTAAAATACATTGTTCCATAAGTTCCGTCTTGTAATAAACCAACATGATCGTTAATATACATTTCAATAGCAGCGGCGTGCGCTTGTTTTATATCTTCGCTAGAGTTTGGTATACCACCTACTTCCTTTTCTGATGTTGATAGTTTATTCCAAACTTTATCAGGCCTGTTCATACTAAACGCTCTATAACCTCTTCTACGTAAATAATATAATAATCTTGGTTTGTTATTCTCTACAAGTAACGGCATACCGTAAAATACTAGCGCCATTAAAACATCTTCAAAAAATATTTCAGCAGTTTGTGGTCTTGCTATATATTCTAAAAAAAACGTATTAGCTGGAGCATCTTCCATAGAAAACTTAGTCAAACCGTGCAATGCTCCTTTCGATCCTTTGTTATCTACTGTTCCAGATATATCATACGAGTCACAACCAAACGCACCAACGTGATCATTACCAGGATATTTAACTCCATTTTTTATAATTACGTTATTTTGTAATTTTTTATTTGGTACCCAACTTATATCAAACCTACCATTAGGATCTGGATTAAATACTACTCTTGTGTCTTTAACTCCATTAACCCATTGAAAGTTTCCAGTTGTAACTACAGAAGAGTTTTTATTACCTTCATTATAATCTATTTGCTCATATATTTTTATAAGATTAAATAAACTATTTTTTGTTTCATCTCTAAACGCATGCTCTTCAGTTCTTGGAAACTGTCTATAAAATTCGTTTAAAGCATCTTGATCGTCACGCAAACCTTCAGCCTCGTTTTCCCAATGATTTATAACACCTTGATCTATTTCTATTCCGTGTGGATCAAATGTTTGTTGGCTAGGATTAGTGAATACAGGTCGTCCGAATTCATCAATGAATCCCTCGTAATTCCATTCCATAGGAATAAACAAAGAATATAATCCCGACTTAGTTTGTCCATTTCTATTACGCTTGGTAACATCTGAATCATTGTATAAATTTTTAAAGTTATCACCTCCTTTTTCTAATGAATTACTCGTACTACCCATCATACATTTACCTACAACTCTACTACCTAAACGTAAACAAGTTTTTGTAACTCTCCAGTTATTTTTTATATTATCAGGTCTTTCCCACTTACCACTTTCATCGTGTACTAATAAGTTTAGCTTTTCACCATCATAACTATTATCACCTGTATTCTTCCAGTCTATAGTTGTATCAAGACCTTGCACATCATCCATCTCTTCACGCTCACGTATTTTTTTACGTGTAAATTTTTTAGCTGGTACTCTGTATGCTAATTCTGACTTTGGCCTGTCCATACCATCTTGTATAGGTTTAAAAAAGAAAGGGTAGTTTAAACTTATTGGTACAACTTTATCTGTAAACATTTTCTTTGCATCAGCCCCTGTTTTAGATAATATACCAAACCTACTATCACTAGCGAGTGTTGCTAAATTAACTGTTTCAGCAGAGCTCATAAATGAAAAACCAGATCGTCTGTTTTTTAAATAGCACATACCGTAACATCTACTATCAGCTTTACAAGCTTCCCAAAATATATAGAATAATCTATTTGCTTCTCTATAATCAGGTGCGCCTACGTCTATTTTACTCCACTGCAAGTACATATAATGTGTACCTGTTATGTATGTTGGTTCACCTTTGTTCATAAACCAAAAACCTTCTTCTCTTCTTCTAAACTCTTCGTCTATATAACCGTAGTGTTCTTCTTTAAAATCAATAGAATAATCTTGCCAGTCAAAAACTGTTTTAATTTTTTTAAACTCAGGTTTGTCTGGAAAACGTTTCCACTTTTGCTCTGACTTTATCTTACTGCAAGAATATATTTCTTTAGGTTGTTTAGGTAAAGCTATTTTTAAACCTTGTATCTCTATAACATCACCTACCATACCAGTCTTTGATATTACAACAACATCATTTTCTTTGTTGTAACCATACTCCCACTTCTTAGATTTATTTAATCTTTTTAAAGTGTTAAGCTTTATTGGCTCTACTATTTTATATAACGTTTGTTCGTACTTCATTTTGATCTACCTTCTGCAAAACCTTTAAATGTAGTTTCTTTTTTCTCTTCAACTTTACCTTCAAGTATATTCTCTTCTTCGTTTATACGATTAAGTATTTCAAACGCATCGAATATAGCCAGCTTTTTTGTTGCTGCTGCATTTTTTAATCTATCAGCTGATATATCATCATCGCTATCAACTATAGGTTCTTTAGCAACTTTAATAAGTTCTTCAACCGCTTTTTGCCCAGCTTGGATTATACTCTTTTTCGTTTCCTTTATATTCATATTTAATTGTAATAAATTTATTTAAAACTCTATATAATCTTTTACTGTTTATAACAAACTCATATTCACTATTAGGTGTAAACCCAACTAAAGTGTTGATATTAAAAGTACCATCGGTATACTTTATTATACCCATTAAAGGTTGTTCTGTATCTACAGATAACTTATTATTTGATTTTATAGGTTGAACAAAACTATAACCTGGCATAGCTTTGTTATTGTATAAATATATTTGATCTTGTGATATTATATATTTATCTTCTTTCCAATATGACCTACTATTGCGCTCTTTACCTTTTACATCTGTCCATCTTCTAAATATATTATGATGAACTATTACTTCATCGCCAACTTTAACAGGTGATTCAAATAATAGTGGAGTAGCGATTACTTTTGCTTTTCTATTAATATATTCGTGATTAAATATCTCTGTGTTTAATATTAATTCTTTGCCATCCACTCGCTTAACATTATTATAACGCTGGCCAACAGGAGCCACAATGAAATCTTTATAAGCATTCATTTAGTATTCTAAATTATATTCAACTGATATAGCCATATTTTTATTAAAATCTTTCCAAGGTATAACAACTTTTTCTTTTCTAATATAAATACAGTACTTATCTTCTTCTTCTATTATATCACATATTCTATGACCGCCGTAGACTTCTTGGTCTACAGCGTAGTGCATAGAATCGTTTTTATAATCTTTACCTATAGTAATTTTTCTAATGATATTATTTTTCATTATTATTTTCTTTAGGCCAGTTTATTTTTCCGTTTTCAACATTGACATCAAAACTACCATATTCTTTAAGTAGCATGTTTTGTATATTAGATATTTCTTTTTTAGCTTCAATTAAGTTATGAAGCAAATCATGTTTTTGTACTTCTATTTTACCTATTTTAAACTGTAAGCCATTTACAGCATTTACAGAATCTTGAACTCTTTTTAAATGTTCTTCTGATATTTTATCTGCTTTAGTTTTAAGTTCTACAACTTTATCTTTTTTTGCCATTTTATTTTATTTAATTATTAACTATTTATTCAATTGGTAGTTCTGGTCCATCAACAAACAACACTTGACCCGCGCTATTGTTAGAACCAGTGTTAGGAGTTATCGAATCAAATTGAAACGTTGCAACATCACCATTTAATTTTTTTACTGATATATCTTTTATCCATACAATTTCACCACTACTCATACCTTCAAAAGCTATGTATTGTTGAGTAGCGCTTCTACCCTCAACGTACATAGTTATATCTGTGTAGTTTGTACTAGTTACTGGTAATACAGTTCTTTCATGATAGTTTTCTAAACCTGTATGACTTACACCATCAATTACTAGCGCACCATAATCACTAGCCGCGTGTTTAACGTGTAAAGAGCTACCGCTGTTGACCTTTACTTTACATGTTATTTTATACCAATGTCTTTCACCTGATGATATGTAAGCTCCAGTACTTATATCTGTGGTTAAATTAGTAGCATTATTAAGTAGTGCTTTAGCTCCAAACTCATTATCTACATAAGTTATTCTTACCGCTCCATCGTTTACAGATATTGTATTATTTCCAAAAGCTGTCCAACTACTTACTGAAGGTTGTGTTGCATCCCACAACTCGCTACTAAAACCAGTGTCAACCTGATTTCTTATTATTCTGTAATACTCAGCATCATCTTGTGGACTACCTTCAGATGCGCCTTGAGACACAGTAGCTGTTTCTGGTACTTTAATATCTCCAACACCATCTCCAAATCTAAAGTAACCTTGTAACGCTGAAGCTTGATCGTAATTACCACTATTTGTTAATAGATCTTTTTGTTTTCCATTATTATACACAGCAGCTACATTATTCGCGCTTAAAGCTGAGTTCCAAATACCTAGTTCATCTATATTTCCACCGTAGTATCTTGTAGTTCCACTGCTTCCAACTATGTTACTTCTCCAATGTCCAACTGAATCAAGATTTATACTTTGAAGACCAGATATGTCATACGTTGAAAAGTTATCAAGTGGTGAACCGTTTAAATAAATTACAGCATTTGCACTTCTATCTGCAGTTATACAAAAATGAACCCAGGTATTAGCTGGTATTGGATCATGATTAAACGTTTGAACAAATCCTCCTGGACCAAGTACCACTTCAGATATTTTACTGTTAATTAAAAAACTACTACCATTTTTCATTATGACTTTTAATCTTCTATTTGAAATATAACAATGAATAAAAACATTATCACTTGAAGCTGTGCCGTGGCTTACGTTTCCATCTTTAGTTAAAAAATGAAAGTCTGTAAAATTTGAACCTTCAAACGGTGGATTTGTTAAGGCAAACGTTGGCACACTTAATTCATCATTTTTAATCCAACATGATATTGTAAAATCATTTGTTCCTAAATCAAGACATTTACCAGCGTCCATAAATGCTGAGTCAAAAGCACTACCTTGCCACTCACCCATGTATTTAACTCCGATTCCACTGGGCACACCAGTTAAATATTTAGAGTGTATTAATCCACTTGATAAACCTAACATCAGTAACCAACGTATGCTATAGCTTTACCACTGTCTAATTTTATGCTAGTCCATCTACCATATATAACTAAACCTTTAGGAAAAGTAACACTATCTGTACTAGATCCTCCATTAGCATCTATACCTGGTGATCCAGTATTAGAGTTGATATATATGTTTGAATCTTCAGATATTAAACCACCTGTATTAAAAACTGTGTCTTCAACAAATTGTATAGCTACAAAAACAGGGTTGCTAGTTAGATTTGTTTTGTCTAATATACTACCAGCTACATCTCCAACAGTAACATCGTTGGTATAAGTACAAATAAGTATAGAACCCATTTGTCCAAAACCATACTCTATAGTATTATTTTTAAATCCCATATTATATTATATTATATTAACAAGGAAGTATAGTACCTATAACTACTCCCGCGTCATTTATTTGTATTGTAAAACCTCTACCACGATCTTGAAACTGTATATAACCAGGTCCAAATCTATTGTCTGATCTTGCTCTTTTTTCTCTATAAATTATTTCACCAGGTCTTGGTATAGGACCAGCGCCATTGTGATAATATGTAATATTAACATCTCTTAATCTACAAGCACCACCTTGTGTTGCATCTAACGCAGATCCAGTAAATGATAAATATCTATCAGCAGCTTTAACTTCTCTACGTCTTTTAATTTTAGTAGGTTTGTTTTTACCTCTAGATTTAGAACTTGAATTTGAATTACCTAATGACATTATGCTGGACCGTAGTATATGATTACACCGTTAGGATTAGTGTCGCTAGAGCCAGACATGTCAACACATTGGACACTAGTCCATCTACCATATATTGTTAAACCTTCAGGAAATTGAACTGCATTAGTAAGAGTATCACCAGTAACAGTGTCACCAGCTGAGTTTTCGCCTTGAGCTAAAGTAGCAGCTACAGTACCAAAAGATATTACACCGTGATCTGTTGCAGAATCTCCTAAATATTTAGTATCAGCAATTAGTTTAGTAAACTTCATACTTTCTAACATTGTTATAGCTACAATTACCTTACCAGTTGGGGCAAATAACTCTACATTAGTATCTAGCAATATTGTGCTACCCATTTGCCCGAAGTCATAAGCAACTCCTTGTGAATTTATTCCCATAATTATTTTTTATTTACTTGTTCATTTTTTTTTGACGAACCTCCAAAGAAGAAGTCGACAACTGTATTAACCTTGGCACTCATAGCACCGAATATTGTTGAGATGAAACTAATTTCAAACTCACCTAAGTTTATTTCTTTAACTACAAATACTTTAAACATCATAAAACTTAGTCCGAAGTACGCAGCAGTAAATAACGTTGCAAGTACTTTTTGAATAAACGCGTCGTCTTTGTACATATCTCTAGCGCTCTTTCTGTCTTCGACTTCTTTTGCGAAGGCTTCTTTCTCAGCTTCGAGTAATAAGCTCTTGAGTGCAAGCTTGGCTTCATCTCTTTCTTTGTCTGTTGTAATAACTTTATCAAGTATTCCTTCTGCATTATTAACTACTTTACTGAATAAACTACCAATTACATTTCCTATCATCGTTCATTATCTTTTATCATATCATCGATAGACTTATTCATTACCTTATCGGTGTATGATTTGTTATTAAAAAATACACTCTTTACTGAAGTAGGTATATCTTCTTCACCTAAGAGTATTCTATATATTCTACTTATTAAGTGCGAACACTTAAAGGAGGTTTTGAATACAGAGTATTTGATGGTTGTTCTAT